CATCGCGTGATGAATTAGTACGTGATACGCATGTTGAGCTTGATGGGCAGATCGTTGGCGTAAATGATGAATTTACGGTGCCATCAACCGGCAACAAGGCTGAAAGCCCCGCCTCATTTGGTATCGCAAGTGAGGATATAAATTGTCGTTGCACGCTTATACCCGTAATTGGTGAGTAAGGTGCTTTTTTACGGCATACCGGTTGAAAGGCTTATATTTGGCATCATTTGCCTTGTTTTGTTTATTGAGTGTATCTTGTGGGTATTGAATGATAGGAGGTAGCAAGATGGTTGAGATCATTGTGGCGGCCGTTGTTGGTCTTGCGTTGGGTATCGGTGGCACCGTTGGTGTACAAGCTGCATCAAAGCCAAAAGATCCGCTTGTTGTTGCGGTTGGTGGTGATGAGGTCGCAAAAGGGCAAACCGATGTGCAAAAGCAGCTCACCAATCTTGATCTTGTTGCCGATATATGTGCACCGGCTTTCATCGTTGAGCAAAAGCAAGGCGATCTCTTGTGTCGCGAAATGTTTTGTCGCATGCAACAACGGGGGATCGATGCACAGACATCGCAAAGCGATTGCAATGAGATCGCCAATATAAGCAACACCAAAAGCATACAAAGCGCATGCGTTGATCTCGAGGGTGATGCAAAAGAGGCATGCACCGATCTGTTTTTCAAGCGCAAATAAAAAAACCGCTATCCGAAGACAGCGGCCAAAACAAACACAGAAAACGCAACAAGGAAATGCGCATTCCCTTGTTACATAATACCAACGTCTTTGAGTGTCAAACCCTTTGCCGCCAAAAGTTGCGCGGTCTTTTGGCGGCCAATAGCTTTGATCATTGCGCGCGCTTGACGTGGTGTGATGTTTTGCTTCATTGCTTTGTTTCCTTTGTTGGTTGTGCGTGTGAGGATATAAGCCGCGATAACGCATGAGATAATTGTAATTGCGATGAGTGCGGGCTTGATAATGGCTGTTGCGATCAAAATAAGAGTGCTCATTGTTATTGTCCTTTTGAGTGATGCCCGCTTGTGCGGGCGGGTTGTTGTTAGAGTAATTCGGCAATTTGTTTTTGTTGTGCACTAAGGTTGTTGTATGGGGTTGCTTTGATTTTTTCGATAGCAGCTTGATGCTCAAGGTCTTTGTTTATAAAGTTGATCACGTATTGCTTGAATGATGGATCGGTATTGTATCGTGCAAGGATCTCATTTGCGTGATCTAGTGTTCGCATGCACCCGTAAACGTGACCTTTTTTGTAATTGTTAACTTGCACGCTCAAATGATAGGTTGTGTTGTTGTTGCTTGTTGTTGTTATGATGGTTGCTTTTGGCATGTTGTTTTGTCCTTTTAAGTGATGCCCGCTTGTGCGGGCGGGTTGTTGTTGATTGTTATGCTTTGATCTTGAGTTTGGTGAAAAATATAGTCAAGATCTCTTTGTCCATATCTGCAATACTTTGGCCGCCTTTTGTCATTGTTGTCCATAAAATTTGCAATGAGGTTTGATCAAGGTTTTTGATGAAATTGATCATGTTTTGCTTTTCTTTTTGTGTGATATTTGCTTTCATTGTCGTTGTCCTTTGTTGTTGGTTATATCAATATACTATAATGATAAAAAACAATAGTCAAGAATTATTTTTATTTTTTTGTACGTACAAATACTTATAATTCTTGTAATTGTTATATTTGTTGTATTGCACCGCAATTGCATTTGTTGCATTGATCGTGTATATACACAAAGAGAGGTGTTTTATGCAATACAAAAACCTTGTATGTGAGATCTTACGCGATGGCACAACAAAAGGCGATCTTGTGTCTTTTGTGGCTAGTACATCGAGCGCGGATCGATATGGTGACGTGATTAATCAAGCCGGTTGGCAGCTTGACAAATACAAAGCAAACCCCGTGATCTTACTAAACCACAACGCAAACTCTTTGCCTATTGGCAAGGGCGTTGTCGATGTTGTCGATGGCAAGTTGCTTGTTGATGTTGAGTTTGATATGGATGATCCGCAAGCAAGCGAGGTTGCACGCAAAACAAAGGCGGGTTTCCTCAATGCCGTTAGTGTTGGCTTTAACCCCATTGATGCAACGCCGCGATCGATGCTTGAAAAGTCACACCCCGCACACGGGCAAGCCGGCCAATATTTCGATAAGGCCGAATTGCTCGAGATCTCAATAGTGACAATACCCGCAAATGGTGAGGCCGTTGCCGCCAAAGGATATGATATGCACAACCGTTGTTTTAAGCTATCAAACCTCAAGCACATTATTGATGTTGATGTGCGTGATGATGTTGTAATTGTCACGTATGCAAGAGATAGCATGCCGCCCGCCGATGAGGTGCCCGCCGATGATATGCCCGCCGATGATATGCCCGCCGATGAGGAAAGAGGCGCGCACATGGATGAGGAAGATCCCGAAAAGGACAAAGAACAAAAAGACTTTTTAACCCCACAAGAGCGCGCCTTTTTGGCTGCTCTTTTATCCTAGTAAGGAGTAAACAAATGAGTGATACAACACTTGTAAATGAGGCAAAAGCGATCCTTGAGGGGATCAAAACTCACCAAAAGACATCGACTGAAAAATTTTCTCAGTTTGAAAAGCAGCTTGACGATCTCAAACGTGCACAACGCTTGATCCAAGAGGCAACCACACAACCAATGGTCAAAGATGATCACATGAATGCACCCGATTACGCATTAAAGTCTTTTGTTACCGATGCCGGCGTGCGTTGGTCTACACAAAACAAAGATGTACAAATTGCCGGTCGTGGCACCGTACGTGTTGAGGAAAAAGGTTTACTTGATACCGATCAACCCGTAAACCAATGGCATGCAGACCTTATTAAGATCAACAAAGAGCGTACACTTGCACGCATGATCATGAGCACACCAAACACACCAAAAAGCGATCTTGCACTTTGGAAGCACCTACAAAAAGCGCCCCGCTTTATGCAGCCAATGATCCAAAAGGCTTTCAATGATAGTGCTACCGTTGGTGCGGAATGGATCCCCGATCAATTCGCTGCAAACCTTTATGTAAACCTTGAGGAAACAAGCCAATTACCCCGCGTTGTTGCCGACAATCTTCAAAAGCAAGCCGTTGAGCGCAATACAATCCTTGTGCCTCGTATGTCAAAGGGCGGCCGCCCATACATCAAGGGCACCGTTACAAGCGATAGCCCAACCGCATACACCGCATCAACCGTGACAACATCACAAAAATCTATTACAATGAGCGGCCTTGCATCACGCTTCCTTATTGATGATGCAGCGGCCGAAGATAGCGCGATCGCGGTTATCCCTACATTGCAGCGTCAAATTATAAACGATCTCAACGATGCACTTGAGGATGCCTTGATCAATGGTGATACAACCGGCACACATCAAGATGCAATTGCCGATTGGAATATTCGCGGCCGTTGGGGTACATCACCATCTTTGGGCGGTGGATCCGATCATCGCCGTATGTTCAAAGGTATGCGTAAACAAGCATTTGATCGCTCATCAAGTGCAGACTTGAGCACATTTAACTTTGCTGCCCTTTTGGGTTTGAAAGCGCAAATGGGCGAGCTTGCTCTTCAAGATGTTGTCTTGTTCGCATCACCTGAGGCGGTATTGGCAAACCTTTTGAGCCTTTCAGAGGTAAAGACCATTGATACCTTTGGCCCATTGGCAACCGTTAAAACCGGACAAATTGCCGCAATTATGGGTATGCCGATCATTATGTCACGTTTCATCGGTGCCGATATGAATGCAAGCGGCGTTTATGATAATGTTACAACCAATAAAACCGGCTTGCTCATGGCACATGCGCCATCATGGTACATCTTTGAGCGCAAAGGTATCCTTGTTGAAACAGATCGCAAGATCGATGTTGGTGCAAGTGAGATCGTTGCCACAATGCGCGCCTCTTTTGATACCCTTGATCTTGATGCAACCAAAAACGTTGCATACGGTTACAACATGAGCATTTCCTAATAGGTGCATCAATGCCAATGGTTACGGTTTCAACGCTAAAACAGTATTTACCCGAGATTACCGGCGATACCGCCAACACGGATCTTGAGGCATTACTTGATCGCGTTGAGGCCGCAACCGCGCGTTATATGGGATGGGGCAAGCCCGATACACTTGCCTCACCCCGTATGCTTTCAACTGCATACACGTTTTATCTTGATGGGCCAACCAACACAAACCCACAAGTTTTGCAGCTGCCAATGCGCCCGGTGCAAAGTATCACCTCAATACATAGCGACATAGATCGCCAATATGGATCGGACACCTTGATCGATAGTGCAACATATACGCTTGATCAATACAAAGGGCAAGTGATCCTCAACCCGATAACCGCAACCGACATATTTGAGCGGGGTTATAGGGCAATAAAGGTTGTGTGCCAAGCGGGTTATGCGAATAGCTATTTGCCCGCCGATCTCGAGCACGGGATTTGTGTTTGGGCATCACAATTGCACCGAAACAAGGCAACACAAGGCAAGGAATCAATCACACAACGTGCCGCAACCATTTCGATAAGCCCAAAAAATATGCCCGATGAGGTCAAGGAAATACTTGCACCGTTTCGGGAATCACGCCAATTGTTGTGAGCGTGTAGCATGGGCAAGCAACTGACACCCGAACAATTCGCAAACCGCATCAAGCGTGCGGATCGTGCATTGATCAAAACGATATACAACAAAATGCGTGTTTTATCGCTTGAGGCCGAAAGATACGCAAAGCTAAATGCAACCGATTACCCGCGTGTACGCACCGGTCGTTTGCGCTCATCGATCACCGGCCTTGTTGATGCAAAAGATGGGCGGCCGCGCCTTTTGTTGCGTGCGGGTGGTGATACATCGGGCGC